TGCTTTACAGTCAATAATCCCACTAATGAAGAACAGTCCGCTCTGCGAAATAATGCACCCCCGGAAGGATCCACCTACTCGTACCTTGTCTTCGGACGGGAAGTGGGTGAAAGTGGAACACCCCACCTGCAGGGATTTCTCATACTGGAAACCAAGCTCCGCTTACGACAAGTCAAACAACTATCCGGACTGCAACGGGCACACCTTGAAGTGTCCAGGGGCACCCCGCAAGAAGCAGCGACATATTGCAAGAAGGATGGAGACTATGATGAGTATGGAGAGCTCTCAACTGGCCAAGGCACTCGAACCGATTTCGAAGCCCTCAAAGAGTGGATTAAAGAACAAGATCCAGCCCCAACCCGTTCAGATCTGGCAGAAAACTTTCCATCCCTTTATGGAAGATACAAACAGTCATGCCTTGAATTCGTTGAAATATTTGGACGACGACCCGAACTTGTGGATGGAACATTACGAAACTGGCAACAAGACCTCAATGGACGCATTGATAGCGAACCTGATGATCGAAAAATAATGTTTGTGGTTGACCCGGAAGGTAATAAAGGAAAATCGTGGCTTACTCGTTACTGGTTTACTAAAAGAACGGACATGCAGCGTTTATCAATTGGAAAGCGTGATGATCTTGCATATGCAATCGATGTTACTAAAAGGGTTTTTGTATTCGACATTCCCAGAGGATCAATGGAGTATTTGCAGTACAATATATTGGAGCAGTTGAAAGACCAAATGATGTTTTCGCCTAAGTACGAATCCGCTTGTAAAATCATCAACCACAAAGTACACGTGGTTGTTTTCTGTAATGAAGAACCGGATATGGAAAAGATGACCCAAGATAGATATAAAATCTTAAGGATTACAATTTAAACTGGGAAACATTTACCAGTTGCGTAACATGCGACGATATGCGAAACGACGAGCATAAGTTCGACGGCCGCGAGGGTACATATTGCGACGGCGATAGGTCTGACGGAGTCCAGCCCCATAGTATCGCCTACCGGCTCTTCGTGCATGTGGTGCCCATCGCCTAATACTGGTTGAATGTCTTCCATAACCTGGCATGATATATATATAAATAAAAACTTAGACGGGACGGTTAGTTTTTGATATCAGAGAAATATTTGACGATTTTCATTTCAACGGAAAAATCGCTTCCTGCATCGCCAGTCGATGCTGCTTGGTAGTCACCCCAAAAGACAAGCACCACTTGATCTCCTCTTTGAGCAGTTCCATTTTTATCAAATCGAATTTGACGCTTAATAGGAACATAGAAATCAACTCTTTTTTGTCCATAATGACTCGTGCCACTTCTGTTGGGATTAAACTTCCACCGTTTATGAGAAACGATGCGATAATAGTCGGTGTTTATTGGCAAACAATGCTTTTCACTCGCAGTTAACGCAGTGTCGTTGAAATCAGAGCTTCGAGTACCATCGGCCTTGTAATTACGGAAGAATGCATCCAAGGCGGATGTGCCATCAGTTGCCGCCGTGCCTGATTCGCTTTGCATCGCTGAACTGTCAAATTGAAACTGCTTCGGAATAAGAATCGCCATATTCATATAAATAGGCTGATCAGCAACACTGAGATGTTGCCACGAACTGCAGATCTTGACGCCGCGGAGATAGGCACTGTCATGAAGACGGTCGTTTATGTCATGATTACCGTCAGAGTTCACATCAGCTTTAAGCCTAGTAAGATCCCAAATATAAGGTGTGTCTTGATCATATAATCGAAAGGATGAAGATGCCGCACCAGGAAACTTTTCTTCCTGCTTTTTTGCACGATCGGCTTTAATGCTATGACCAATTTGTCGTAACACCGGGGCAGCGCGATTGTAAAAGAACTTTGCTCTCTTGTATTGTCTAGAATACGGTGAAGCATTCAATGCAAGGTCTAAAGCACGTTTAAAAGTCATCTTACCTTTTAGAATACCGATAGGCAATATTATGGCCTTGGGTTAGGGGGAGGGGCGTTTGAAAGGGGAAACGCACCCCCGTGACTAAAGTACTGTTTCTACGGAATTCGTCGGCGGCAAGTTTCGAGTCGTGTTTGAGCTGGAACAGTATTACCCAGCTCACTTCTGGAACCGGAACCTCTCATAAATTCTAAATGTCAAACCCAGCAAAGCGTTGGTGCTTTACAGTCAATAATCCCACTAATGAAGAACAGTCCGCTCTGCGAAATAATGCACCCCCGGAAGGATCCACCTA